AAAGTCTAGTATATTACTGTTACGCAATATTTCGATTCTCCTCAATATCCAGTCTATATATCTCATCCTTCAACCTTAACTTCTCCTTCTTCAATGCCTGTATTTGCATACGGAGACCTATCCGTTTCTCCTTTGTCCATAGTATTTGTAGTGCCTCGACTTTGTTGTGTAGTGCCTTGAATTTTCTCTTTAGGTGTGTTAAGTTTTTCATGTCTAGTTTCTCCTTTAGATTTTATTCTTGTTGCATTATCCCATTCAATGTCATAGCCATCCTTTACTAATGTTTGAGCAAAATCAATTGTTCGTTCTTGTCCTCCTGGCATTCCATCATAGTATATACTGAAGCCCCTGTCTTCATCTATATGGGTTGCCATAAACCCTCGAGGATTTTGTTCGTGTAATGATTCTTTGTAATTGTTGTTTGCAGTTTTCATAGTATGTGTTCTCCTTTAAAAGTCTGAACTGTCTGATTCAATGTTCAGTACTGCTGTGTCTTGTTTTGGTTCCTTGTTACTCTCAACCACTTCCGTACTACTCACATACGGTATAGGAGTGGAGTCCTTCACGCAATCAAAGGTTGTGGTGTATTGTTGTGGTGAAACGGCGTGGACTATGTTTGTGATGATCCATCGGCCGCTGAGATACTCGTCATAGACCCTTTCGGTTGGTGAAACTGTCGGAATAGGTTCGTAACTGGGAAGATTGAGAAGGACCACATCGCCGGCTGCAAGGGTTGAGTTACCTGGGACTATGCATTTAACAAGTAATTGGTTATGTGTTGTAAAATCGTGCAAGCGGTCCTGGTTGAATTGACCAAGATTGTCATAATTGTGACCATCATACTCATTTATTTGGTGTAATCGTATGTCCTTGTTTGATAGCATTAATCGTTGGTCCGTATAGTCTGATATGTTCTTACCCTCCTCAACAGGTGTATCCGTGAAAAGTGGATTACTTGTTGGGTCCTCGTTGTGGTTGCGGTCATTAAATACTTCATGGTACTTGTGTTCCTTCTTTACATAACTCTTGGTGTGCATATCGTAGATGTAATGTGTTGATCCTAGCATACCGGATACACTTGCAGCCAAAAAGTCTTGGTTCTTCACAACACGGTACTCCAATATGGATTGCATATCACTAGCCACATCTGATTTAGAACTAGGTGATACAAAATACTCTATCTGTGCTGGTCGAATTCCATTCGCACTCACAACTAAACTCTCCCAGGAACGGAAGTTATAACCACGGTGGTTCTCAAAGAAAAGGTAACCTGCACCTTCAAATTCTCTACTACGGCATCGTTTTGCTAACATCCTGATAAAATCAAAGGGTTTCATATTGTTGCCCAACAGTTTAACCTTCAAGTCACTTGGCTCAAGGTTCAATGCCTTATTCGTCTGCAATACATCCCTCAATATATTTTCGCAAATGACATCACCTGAATCATTATACGCAAGGTCTATTCGTGTACGGTGGTTCTTTATGAATTCCTTTGATGTGAAATGTATGGTATAGACTTGTTGGCGTTCTTCTGTTCGCACCATATTACTCACCTTGTATATGCGACCACGGAAGGACTCAAAATCTATCAGCTCATTGTCAGGTGTTCCAAATACAAACTCTATTTCCTCTTGTCCTATGATGGGTATGTTCTGTATATGATTAGCACTATCCGCTATGGTAATGTCACCATAGACTTGGGGAGAATTGATACTCTCATAGACATTCAACTCTAACCATAGTGGTTTGATGTCAACAGGATCACTTAATGAATGGATGATAATAGCATCTAACTGAAAATCACCTGCGAATTGTGAATCACCTGTTTCAGCTGCTGTTGCTTTAGCGTTTGATTTTGCTTCAGCTATTGGAGAGTTTTTTCCACCTTTACCGGCCATAATTTTACCTTCTTATAAGTTGTTCAAACTCTTTACTGAATTGTCCTACATATGTCTTATCTAATAATCGTATTTTACGCTTCTTGTCATTTTGTGTTTGTTCATACTCATAATTAGTGACAGGTAATGCACCTGCAGTATCGCTTGAAACTGTTAATAATTCTGTTGTATCGCCACTTGTTTGTGCCACTTCGTAATGATGAACAGCACTCGCTGTACCATACTTATCATTGACATAATCCGTCAAACTTGCTTGGTCTAACGGCCAATCGTGGCGACTTGTTATGTTGTTTACCGTGATAATAACCCAATGGAGTGTTGAAGAACCATAGTATTTGAATGCTATAATGTCTGGTGTTTCACCATCCTTAACATCATAGCTGTCAAAAACCAAGGTATTAGAACGGACATTCGCTTTTAAGTTGACACGGCGTGATATATCTGTTATAAGTGTTCTATTTTGTGTGTTCTCAATGTCATATTGATACAATGGAAACTTGCTGAAGTAAGACATATTAGAAACCCTCCACTATCTTCTCTTTGGTCATAATTTCTGTTTCAGTAAAGGTCAATATCATATTGATTTCTGTTGGCGCAGGCGCTTCACCACCCCCTACAGGAATTGGTCTGAAATGTTGTGTTTCACCACCTGGTCCATATGTAACCTCCATATCCGTCAACACACAACCACTTACAAATGGGTACCAATGATTTTCTGTTTCTTGGTACATATACTGTATGTCAAACTCACTAGGGAAGATAAGATGTCGACCTATATTCTGACCTTGTACTCGTTCAGGTAGCATATGAAACTTAAATAACTTCTGTATTGCGTGGACTTGTCGCAATTCTTTCTCACTCCTTGGTGTAAATCTAAAAGAAAAATTAAAACTGCGTAGATCCACACTTTGGAAGATTGCTTCAACTGCTGGGTTCAATGCTCGTTGCGCTCCTTTTCTTACTACACCTTCTAAATCACCACCAGACACAAAATCTGCGATAGCAGTTGTAGCTTTAATTCCTATCACATCCATTATTGAATCCCTAATCGTCTTCATTGTACCTTCCGTACCTACTTTACTTAACAAGTCACTAACACTAGTTGCACCTATCAAGTCTGCACCCAAGACACCTGCTAAACCTGTTTCACTATTCTTATAATTTGCTTTATATGATGATTTAATATTAGGTGGCATATACAATGCAATGGTATCACTTGTTCGTACTAACTTACCACTTGTCCGTAAAGCACCACTTACAGATTTATTTTTCCTACCCTCTTGTCTATCTGTAAGCTTTTTTAATTCAGCACCATCTTGTTCATAAGCAGGTAGTGAACTGTGAAAATTGTGCTCTGCTTTTTTAAACTTTTCTGTCTTGTGGCGTTGTCTACCATATTCATCTGTTGTAACAGTAGTATTTGACCGTGGTCCTGCATATTTACTTTGTTTTACTTCAAATATATGAAACAACAAATAATGTCCAAATTCTGCTGTACCTACATCATCAGGATATCGCAATGTACCAAAGGCAAACTTATCCTGTTCTGACCATTCGTCAGGTGCTGTTGATGAATAATTTTTACCTCTACTGTTTCGTATGGGTGCTGAGGATGCCGTTGCTGGCTGTCCGTGACCAAGTATACCACCAAACAATGAGGATTTTAATTTCTGTGCTAAGCTTGACATATAACTATTTATGTGTTAAGTGGTTGGATTGTTGACCAATGCTTCAAATGTTCTTCTGTAATGACCTGAAAATTGTATCCCTTCTTCTTGCAAAACTCCTCACAACTCTCCCACTTCGCTTTGTTGATGATATACTGTTGCGTTGTGTATTTCCAGTTTTTCGTCTTGCGTTTAGGTATACGAGGTTGTTCCGTATACTTTTTAGGCTTGATTTCCCATACGGTTTGTGTTATAGTGCCTTCTTTGTTTTTATATTTCAACCATATGTCTGGAAAATAGCGACTAAACCTACCAGTAAACGGATGCTTGTATGGCACAAAAAATTCTTCACTTGACCATTGGATAACACTAGGACTTGTATCTAAATATTTAAATACAGTTAATTCCCAAGATGAACGGAAGACAATGTTGCGGTAATCACCCTTATATTTTTTTGGATTCTTGGGTTGAAACTTACCATCAACCGTAAACTTGTTTGACATTCTTTTAAATCGTTTCATCTTCAATATTTATTATAAATAGTAATATGGCAACCAAATCAATATTTGACATAATCCGTCAAGCAAAAGGAGATAGAGACCTTTCTATCAATTGGTATAAAAGAAAGATAGCAGACTTGACTAATAAAATATCAGCTGCAAAACTGATGAAGCAAGGAAAACTACACGGATCACCACAGTTAAGGGGGTTAAACTTCTTTCGTTATGACCCTAAACTTAAAGCTGTGTTACCTTACTATGATATATTTCCATTAGTGTTGCCCATTGATACTGCACCTGGTGGTTTTCTAGGTGTTAACTTTCATTATTTACCCATAGCATTGAGAATGAAACTATTTGAAACATTGGATAATAAAAGATTTAGAGGTAATTATAAAGCATTAAAAAATGCAACAAACATAAAAC